AACTGCGCAAGTACACGGGCGACCAGAAGAAGGCGATGCAGGCCGTAAAGGGAGCGTTCGAGAAGGTGCAGGGATTCGGTGAGGCCATCGAGCAGATGACCCGTTTCGCGGCCTTCATGACCTCCCGTGAGAGCGGGAAGGATATCAAGGAATCCGTGAACGACGCGAAGGAACTCACGGTGAACTTCAACCGCAAGGGCAGCGGCAAGGCCATCTCGTTCAAGGAGGCCGGCAGACTGCGGACGAAGGACGGCAAGAAGCTCACGCCCCTGCAGAAAGCCTTCGTCGTAGGTGCGTCCTGGCTCCCTGTCTATGGCCGTCGGTTCATCATGTTCTTCAACGCATCTACGCAGGGTCTGAACGCCATGTACCGCCTGTTCAAGAAGAACCCGTCCAAGATGGGACTCTGGACCGCAGGATACCTCGCCCTCGGCGTGGTGCAGGCCGTTCTCCATGCGCTGCTGGACGACGATGATGATTACCTCGATATCCCCGACTATGAGCGCAGGAACAACCTCCTGCTGGGCGGTGGCGGCACTTACTTCAAGTGGGCGCTTCCGCAGGAGGCCCGCGTGTTCTACGCCATGGGTGACATGATCGTCAATCACGCCATGGGCCGTGAGCCGCATCGGAGCATCCTTACCGAGGTGCTGGCCTCCGTGTCCGATATCGCCCCGCTCAATCCTGCCGGCGGTATCTCTGCAATCGCCCCGTCCGCGGTCGTTCCCATCGTCGAGGTGGCCCTGAACAGGGACTACAAGGGGTCGAAGATTTTCAACGACCTCCGCTACCTGTCCGACGAGGAACGCAAGCGCACTCCGAAATTCCAGACGGCCTATCAGGGTACGGGCAGGGTGTATGTCCTCCTGTCCCAGTTCGCCAACTGGCTCTCCGGAGGCGACTACGCCGACGCTGGCTGGCTGAACATCAACCCTGCCGCCGTCGAGCATATCCTCCAGGGTGCGACTGGTGGTGCGGGTACGACGCTGGGCAAGTTCTATCGCGGTACTATCGGACAGGTTCTGGGCGAGGACTTCTCCGTCCGCAACACTCCGTTCCTGTCCCGTATCCTCACCGTGAACGACGAGCGCTATCGTAATGTGCATACCACGGAGCTGTTCGACTACTACAAGGCCGAGGCCGAGCATACGAAGAAGCTCATCAACACCTACCGGAAGAACGGCGACGACGACAAGCTGGACCGAATCTTCGAGAGCGAGGACTACGAGATCATGAACATCTACGATTCCTACAAGTCCCAGTTCAAGTATTTCAACGAAGAACTGAAGGTGACGACCGACAGGAAGGACCGCAAGGCACTCATGAGGGAACAGGATGCAGTCCGAAAGGAAATGATACAGGAAATATCTAACATCAAGTAACCATGCCTATCAAGAGAATACAACTCCGAGGAATCTCCCGCAGGCCCTCCGACCGCATGAACGCGGACGGGGGGTGCGCGGAGAGCCTGAACATGTATATCGACGAAAACGAACTGGCATCGAGGGTCGATATGACGGAAGTGACGACCAGCACAACTGGAAGCAACGCATATAGCATTGCGTTCATCCATAAGATGCCGGACGGAACAAGGGCGTTTATCGGGTACAAATCAAATAAGCTGGTCGCTTATGTGAACGGTTCGTCTGTCCAGTTTAAAACCGGAAGTTCCTCGTCAGATTATGCAGGTGTCGATTCGGGACCGAGCAGGTATGTCGGAATAGGGAATATCCTTATAGCATATACCTCGCTCACACCGTATTATTTCCTGTTCAAGGATGGTTCATACAAGGTTCTTGGGATGTCGATCCCGAAACCGGAGATTGAAGTTATCACCATACCTCATTCGCCTACTCGTTCCAGCTCGGTTCGGAGCAAAATATTCGGATTGCCGGACTATTTCAGTGACATCAATTCCGCGGTTCTCGATTGGAATACTGCAAAATCGGAATCGTCCGCACACCACGCCGACCTTCTTGCAGCGATGTCGTCTTTATGGGAATGTGCGTCCCTGTTGATTTCTGAAATTCGGAGTGATGGATATTTCAATGCGCCGTTCTTCTTGCGTTATGCGGTGAGGCTTTATGACGGCAGCTACATACATGCATCTACTCCCATCTTATGTGGTGGAAGTGTTGCAACATGGATTGCTGCGAGAAGGCAACAGACAGGAGGCGCTTCAAATCATTGGCAAGGAGTTGTCTCCCTGCAAAATGGATTTTGGGTCGGCCTGAAAATGGCGAGTTATGATATCGCCAGTTGGGGTGATATTGTCAGCTCAATTGATTTCTTCATTTCTACTCCGATATATACTCCGTCCATAAATGCCGGATTCTCGGAAATGTATGTCGATGACGGCACGGCATATATTCGTTTCTCCGGAGAGGAAGACGATGTGATTGAAGATAACATCAGGAAGGAAGTCCTGTCAAAGGGAAATTTCTACAAGATACTGTCCGTCGCTCTTGATTCGGATGGAAGCGCAAGCGTATATAGCGAGATGCTGTCTGGTACATACCGAATTAAGAACACTGATGATATCGGTATGGGAGAAAACCTGCTTGTCAAGGAGGCGATGCCTGATCCATATCGTTCCTCAAATACCTACAAGGCGACTGGAGGAAGCCCGTTGAACTCAAATAGCCGTATCATTCTTCCAGGCGTTACCGAGGTGCTTACTACTGGTGATATCTTCTTGAATGGGTTGGTCTCTGCGAAAATCTCAGCATCAAGGACGACGAAAAAAAGGTGGATATTCAAATACCATATCGAAGATGCAAACGGGGCCGGTATTGTCGCGTCAAGAGGACACGAAAGCGCCCTGGGACTGTATTCGTTGGAAGCTGGGTATTTTACCTCATTTGATTCTGATACAATCCAGCACTTTGCAGAGGATACTGACAACTCCGGCTGCGAGGCTACACCGTATGCGTGGCTCGCCTATCCTGACAGGCGGTGCAAGAGCGTGACGGTTTACTACTACGAAGGCAGTACGCTTAAGAAATCCGGAACCATCGTTATGGAGCCTCATCCTTTTCTTGAGTGTGCTTACGCCTTCTTCGGATTGGGCGAAGTGCTTAATGACGAGCTGACTGCTGTGCAGGGTTCGCCCTCCTATTCGTATGATACCTTCTCCGACGAGAAAAGGACGATTGGGAGTCCTAACAAGCTGTTCATTTCGGAACTGGAGAATCCGTTCCTGTTCCCTGCGGGGAACATCATCACTTTCTCCGACAACCTCATCGGTGTAGCACAGACAACGGTGCCGCTTTCGGAAGGGCAGGCCGGCCAATTCCCATACTATGTGTTTACCGAAGGAGGAATACGGGCGCTTTCAGTGAATACTGAAGGTACGATTTCCGCAAAGGTCGTTCCTCCGAATATTGCGCAGCATGTCGCCGTAGCAGGTTCTATCAAGCAACTGGACCAGGAAATTGTCTTTGTTACGAATCGAGGCGTTATGCTCTTATCCGGATATGAAGTACGCTGCATATCGGAGGTGATGAACGGAAAACACGACACCCTCAATTCCGGTGTCACGCGGGACAGGTCCGGGAACACGGGTTCCACCATAGTGTCCTCGGCTCTATCTGGTTGGGCCGGATCAAGCATGCTTTCTGCGGCAACGGATACAACGGCGTTCATTTCCTTCGTGAAAGGTGCCTCGATTGCCTATGACTACAACGACGAGAGACTGATATTCATAAGGTCGAACTTGTCTTATCAGTATGTCTATCATTTCAAGACAAACACATGGCATAAGATGTATCCTGGAAAGACCTTCTCGAATGTTCTGAATAGCTTCCCGGATTGCCTTGTGACAGCAGACGGAGCGGGTGGCGTTCTTAAGGAGATATACGACCTCTCCACCATAAACGATAACGCGGCCTACCTCGTCCCTGACTCGACGAAGTTCACTTACGGCCTTACGGTCACCCGTGCTTTAGACCTTGATGAGCCTGATGTCCACAAGGTGATCAAGAGCATACGGATAAGGGGGAACTTCAACAGGAACAATGTGCAGTATCTTATTCTCGGCTCTCTTGACGGCGTGAACTGGAAACTGCTGCCGTCCCTCCGTGGCGGTTCGTACAAGCAGTTCAAACTCGTCATCGTTTCCAAGCTCGACAGGACCGAGCGCATCTCCTGGGTCGATGTGGATTACGAATCTCGGTACGCCACCAAACTGCGGTAGTTGGGAAAGATAGACCATGCCGACGGAATAGTGTAAATAATTTAGTGTTAGAAAACTAAATACTGCTCAAAATGAACGAAACGATTCTCGGCATACTCGCCGCCCTGTTCGGAGGATTGAACATCTTCCAGTTTATCTTTTTCAGATACACGAAGAAGGAGTATTGGGCCAGGGCGGAGCAGGCCGCGGTCGAGGCCAAGGATGCGAGGTTCGAGTCCCTGCAGAAGCAGATCAACGACATGGAATCACTCTATAAGCAGCAGGGCGAGGAATTGAGCGCGGTCCGTAAGGAACTGCTGGAAGTGACGAGGGCAAAGATGGACAGTGACAAGCGTGTCACCCAGCTGGAGTTCGAGAATCAGTCACTCAAGGAGAAGGTCGATAGACTGGAACACGAAGTAAGGGCAAAGAACTGATATGGCAGAGTTCAGGTATTTCTCGTTGAAGGAGCTGTGCGCCTCCGATGTGGCGACGAAGAAGAAGATTGACAACTTCCCTTCGTTTACGGTGGTCGCGCACCTGTCGGAGCTTACCAGGATCATCCTTGAGCCACTACGGATTGCGTGGGGCAGCGGCATTATCGTTACATCCGGGTTTCGGTGCGATGCACTGAACAAGGCGGTCGGTGGGGTTCTCACATCTGGGCACAAGTACGGCTATGCGGTGGACCTCCTGCCGGCCAACGGGAAGATTGAGGAGTTCGGCAAGTTCGTAAAGGAGTGGCTCATCAAGAACAAAGTCAAGTTCGACCAGTGCCTGTGGGAAACCAAAGGCAAGGTCAAGTGGGTTCACATCAGCCTGTACTCCTCCACGGGATCGCAACGGTGCGAAACCAAAGACCTTATCGTGAGGTAAACCATAATCGGGTTATATGTTGTTAAGTTTTAGTTCTTAGAATTGTTGTGGGAGCGGGGCGGTTGTGAAATCACCCCGCTTTTTTACTGCCATGAAATTTACGACCATGAAAAAAGTCATCGAAATACTACTTTACCTTTGGCAGCTCCCGCAGAACATCGTGGGCTTCCTGTTCGTCCTCGTCCTCCAGCCGGAAGGCTCTTTCGAGTTCGACGGCCACGCCCTCTACTATGCTAGCAGGATGCGGGGCGGTATCTCCCTGGGGCGGTACATCATCGTAAGCGATAAGTTCAAGGACTACAACGGACGGACCGAGCAGCACGAAATCGGCCACGCCTTCCAGTCCCTGTACCTCGGACCGCTCTATCTCCTTGTAATCGGCCTTCCGTCCCTGCTCTGGGCGGCATGGTGGAACAGGAGCATGGGAGTGAGCTATTACTCCTTCTACACCGAGAAATGGGCCGACAGGCTCGGAAATGTGGAGCGTGACGACAATGAATAGGGATTCGACAGGGATTGTCCTTCTTCTCGGCCTGTTCCTGCTGGTAGGCGGCCTGTCATACTGGACCGGCTGGCGTGTCGGTCACAAGTCCGTGTTCGTCCCTGCCGACAAGCCTGACACCGTGACCATCACCAAGTGGATTCCTGCGCCCATCACGGAGCCTGATACGAAACCAGTCCTTCCGAAGGTGTTTTTTCTGCCCGTGCATGACACATTGTCGGTCCACGATACGACGGCGGTGCGCGATTCAGTCCTCGTCGAGGTCCCCATGGAGGAAAAGACCTACCCAGGGGAGAATTACAGGGTGACAATCCGAGGGTTCGAGCCGGAACTTGTCGATATATGGATCAGGCAGGACGAGAAATACATCACCCAGCCGTACCGCAAGCGTTGGTCGTTCACCGTGGGGCCACAGGTCGGTGTCGGCTACACGCCACAGGGACTGCAACCATACGCAGGTGCCGGCATCACATTCGGATACAGCTTCTGACGGCCTCCGATTGGGAAAGATAGACCAAGAAAGGAAGTTCATTTTATGAGATTCGCAACATAAAGTGAACTTTTCTTTATGTTCAAGGCCGAACGACTCATAAAACGAAACGCGACCACCGCCGATATTGATTCCGTGCGTGTCCGCAAGAAGGAGCTGCGCGTCAAGGATAAGGATGTCGCAATGCTCCACCGATGCGAAACGGTATGGCAGAATCTCGACGAGTTCCGCCAACAGCGGGCAAGGGCGCATCGTTTCTATGACGGCGACCAGTGGGCCGACACGATCACCGTGAACGGCAAGTCCATGACCTACCGCCAGTACCTCATGTCCACGGGTAATGTCGTCATTCAGACCAACCAGATCAAGAATCGTGTCGATACCATCGCCGGCGTGATGGTGAAGGAGAAGAACGAACCCGTCTGCCATGCCATCGACCGCGACGAGCAGCAGTACGGCGAAATCGTCACGGAGGCATTGCAGGCCAACTGCGATAAGAATGTCATGCCGGAGCTTTACATGAAGTGGCTCCGCGAACTCTGCATCGGCGGTCTTGCCGTCTCCTACGAATCCTACGACGACAAGCACGGCCCCAACCGCAGGCTGGATTCCTGGACGCAGTACATCAACCCCAACCATGTTTTCTTCGACGGCGACGGAGTGGACCCCCGTTTCTGGGACTTCTCTATCGTCGGTCGTTATTTCTACGGCTCGTTCGAGGACATCTGCGCCCAGTTCGCCCGCAAGCCGTCCGACTACGCCGTCCTGAAAGAAATCTACGCCAATCAGTCCGTCCCGTTCAAGGAGGAAGAATCCCGCGAGTTCACGGACCGGTTCGAGGACGACAATATCCTGTTCATGCACTCGTCCGACCCCACCAAGTGCTTCGTGTGCGAGGTGTGGACGAAGGAGACCAGGGCGATGATACGGCTGCACGACACCAACGCCGGCACCGAGGAAATCATCGAGGCCGACGACAAGGAGTACCGCAAGCTGATCAAGACCGAGAACGAGAGACGCAGGAAACTGGCCGTCCAGTCCGGCTGGGACGAGAAGGATGTGCCGTACATCATCGGCGACGGCTACGGCAAGGACGAGACGGAGCGTAACGGCTTCTTCGTCGATACATACTGGTACTGCCGTTTCCTCGCTCCCGACGGGACTATCCTGTGGGAAGGCGAATCTCCCTACGCCGACCGCTCGCACCCGTTCAATTTCTGCATCTTCTCCTATCTCGACGGCAGGATCGTCGGCTACATGAACGATGCCATTGACCACAATATCGCCATGAACCGCGCGGTCGTCCTGCATGACTGGCTCGTCCGTGCGCAGGCGAAGGGCGTTACGGTCGTTCCGCGCAAACTCCTGGGCGACAAACTGACGGAAATGGAGTTCGCGAGGGCGTGGGCCAGCATTGACGATATCGTGTATGTGGACCTCGAACCGGGCCAGGAGGGACTGATGCCGAAGCAGTTCAACGGAGTGGCGCAGACCTTCGATGTAAGCGGACTGCTCGCCACCTATTCGCGCCTAATGGATGCCGGCTCGCCCGTCAATGGAGCGTTGCAGGGCAAGACACCGAACTCCGGCACATCGGGAACCCTGTACGCCCAGATGAGCGCCAATGCGTCCACGCCCATCGCCGCCCTCATGGAGCAGTTCCATAACTTCGTCCTGTGCGTACTGAACAAGAAGATGAAGAATATCTGCATGTTCTATGACACGGCGCGGTTCGAGAAGATTGCAGGGCAGATCGACAGCATCTTCGACATGAACAAGCTCAACCTCAATGAGGTGGGCGACCTCGAATACGACCTTCGCATCAAGGAGAGCGCGGACACTCCCGTCTTCCGCGAGATGCAGGAGCAGGACCTTCTCATGTTCCTGCAAGCCGGATTCATCACCTTCGAGGAATACCTGGAGGCCAGCAGCAAGCCTTATGTGGATAAGATTCTACAGAAGCGGCAGGCTCGCCAGGCCGAAATCGAATCAGCGGAGCAGAACGGTGTTCCCGTGGGGGCCGCGCCGGAAGCGGCGCTCCAGTCTGGGGCACCGGCGGCTCCTGCCTATCCGATGCCTTCTTCTTAATTCTATACCAACAACCGAAAGTCTATCTTACCAGACCTGCGAGGCGAAGGCGTTCCCTGACGAACGCCTTCCTTCGTATCTCCCTGTCACGGGAGGAAAGGCCGTTGTTGCCGTACCGGTCCGCGGTGTGGTAGTAGCACCCGCTTTTCAGCGTGTTCATCGTCAGAAGGCGTGCCGACACGCCAAAGGCCCTTTTCTGCATCTTGAACTGGGCCTTGCTGTATGTGACCAGCCTGTCGGGGTGAAAGGTCTTGGAGGCGAGGTAGATCGTGTTCCCTTCCACCTGGTGCCGTCTCTCGGCGGCTTCCACTCCCTGCCTGTATATGAGACGGGCATAGAGCGTGACGAAAAGCATGGCCGGCCAGCGGAAAATTCTCTTGAAAATGTTCATGGTAGTCTTGTTTTGGTTATAATCTCGTAAGGCCGAGTTCGTCCCCGTGTATGACGGTTTCGTCCTCCGGCTGCGTTTTCTTTATCCATGAGGGCGCGGGCATCTCCTTGTAGCATATCCACAGGCCGATGGCGCGGGACATAACCGCGTCGTCGTGCTTGCCGTGTTCCGCGTCGGTCTTGCCGTGGTCCTCCATGTAGGAGGCCATCTGTGCGCAGCAGAGCGAGGACGGCTCGTCCCACAAATCGTCGCGAAGGCACTCCTTCATGAAGTTGATGATCTTCGGCTTCGTGCTGGAATTGGTGTGGAAACCCCATTTCTGACCCGTCTTATCCTTGATGTTTTCCTCTCCGTTGTGGCGCATATACAGGTGCGTGTAAATGCCGGACACAATGTCGAGGATATATTCAAACGGGTCTATGCCGTTGTTGCGCTCGGCGTTCATGGATTCCATCGTGTTGGATTCAATGACGAGCAGGGCATCGTTGTACCACTTGGCGAGACGCATGGCATCGTAAGCCTGCGTGTCGGGGTCTGCCTTGTAGTTCATTTCCGCGACCACCCCAGGCTTTCCGTTCAGTCCGAAGTCCTGCATCATCAGCAGGCGGTCGATGACCGTGATACATGCGGGGTCGGCTCCGTCGCTCGCACCCCTGCGAGGGTCGAGAATGACAATGTAGCGGTTGCTGACGGGCGAATCGTCGGGTTTCTCCCAGATGCGGAGGTCGCCCGTGGAGTTTGGTATGAAGCGTATGTCCTTCAATGCTTCCTTTCCCTTCTCTCCCTCGGCAACGAGGTCGCCGACAAACGCTGGCTGACGGCAGCGCAGGGACTTCTCATGGACGAGGAACGGGTCGAACACATGGTTGCCGGCGGTGAAGAACGCCTGTGCTGGTGTCTCCGGTGCCTCGTTGCACATCTTCGCGAACGAGAGACGGAGACGGCGGTAGCGATACCAGTTGATATGCTCCAGCGTCGAGCCGATCTCCCAAAGCCACCAGTAGTATTTGCCCGTGTCGCGCCACTTGCCGTTGGGTGTGTCCTCGTCCTTGTGAGTGACGAGCCAGTCCACGAACTCGCGCAGGTCGTCAATCTTCCTGTTGTCGAAGATGATGTCCCTGGACGGCACGAACACCTGCTCATAGCCGCCCTTCCCGTCGTCGCACGACCGCCATGTGTCGGCAAAGTAGTCGTCGGAGGACTTGGCCGTGGATTCCATGACGCGCATCGAATCCTCGTCGTCGGTCATACCGCCCTCGATGTCCGCAATGATGTCGTCTGCCTGTTTGTTGGGAGTGTTCGGCCACAGGCCCACCTCGGAGTAGTGCGCACCCGCGATATCCTTGGAACGGAGCGTGTTCGGCTTCTCGGCAGAACCGATGAAGATATGCCCTTCCAGTACCTGCTTGTTGTTTTGGTCCCTGATGGCGTATTCGTGTCCTGCGCTGTCCGTCGCTACCAGCCGCAGCTCCGTTCCGTCGGGCAGGCCCAGGTCCCATGCCGGATAGTCCTCGATGCTCCGTTTGAGCATGGCGAGGATAGTTTCGGACGCTGACGACACATGCGCTGCTATGGCGAAGGCGTGGAACTCGTTCCACTTGAATAGGAGCCAGCATTGGTAGAAGAAGCAGAAGGTGGAGCCGCCCCACTGACGGGCCTTCAATATGATGAGCGATATCGGTAGGCCCTGCGCCCGCATTCTCTCGCACATCGCCAGCACTATCAGCTGTGGGAGGTTTAGCACGAAACGCACCCTTTTCTTCGCGGTCTTGTGCTTGATCCAGATGCAGAAATAGGCCCAGTGGACGAAATCGTGCTTGTGCCGTATCCGTCGTAGCCGTCTCTCCACCTCCAGCCTGTCAGGTGCGCCGTACTTCCATTTCTTTGTGGCTATGTATTCCTCGATGCTCCCCGCCCTCCGTATCTCCTTGACGAGCTTGTTCTTCATCATGGACTCCGGCACCCATTGGACGGGTATGGCGAAATCTGGAATCTCCAGCTTGACCCGTTTCAGACCTGTCAGCTGGGATATGCCTTCGCCGGTCACGGGGTCATACTCTGCCCGCAACCGCTTCCACCGCTTTTCGTTCTCTGCGATGAACTCCCTATAAGTAGCGTCGGAAATCACTTGTCAGGTCGTTATACTTTCGTTTGAGTGCCGCACCGCCCATGCCCAGGACGAAGGCCGCGATGTGCGTCGTCGCGCTGAATCGAGGGACGAGGACGAGGGCGACGGTCACGACGAGGAAGGTAATGACCTCCGGTCGTCTCCACCAGCGGTCGGAAAGGGCGGGTGTCCGCAGTCCGAGGTATGCGTACAGGACATTGGAGAACCCTATCACGGGACGGAACGACAGGGGATAGACGAGGACGGCTATGATGAAGGCCGTCGCCAGCTGCGCCGGCTGTGTCCTGCGTCTCGGATTGAATATCGTCCATGTGGCGAGCGAGTTCACGGCAAGGTGCCACCAGCTCGCATGGAAGAAGGAGTACAGGATCGCCCGTTCCCAGTAAGGGCCGCCCTGCATGAAGTCCGGTATTCCGAACACGGCCTGGAGCAGGACGAGGACCAGTATGATTGCTATCCTCACCATCCCTTCTCCCTCCTTGTGTTCTCTATCCGCTCTTTCAGCAGTTTCCTCGCGCCGTCCGTCGATATGTAGAACTCCGGTGCCGGCTCGTCCACCAGTATCTCCAGTATGCGCTCCCGCGACAAATTGTTGCCTGGGTGCGTGTCGAGGTAGTGCTGGTAGTTGAACCAAAGCCGCCACGCCATCCTCTGATACGATTCGTGCAGGTTGATGAGGGAAATCTTCGCGTTGATCCTGCCTATCAGGAGGCTGGCACGCTTGGCTGAAATGAAGAAGCAGGGAGCGGGACTGCGGGCGACGAGACGACCGGCATCATATAGCGATGTGTACCGGCCTTGCTGTAAGCCCTCCTTGTAAACGGAGTACAGGGCATCGGCCTTCTTCCGTTTCAGTTCTGTGTCCCTCATCGGTAGAATTGAATCAGAAGGCGATAGTCCCTTACCGCAAATTTGCGAAAAAGATTGGATTTATCAAAGGGGAATTGGGAAAGATAGACCGTACACACCGCCCGAAGGGGGTATTTTTGAGCGGATTAAGGCAAAGTAACTATTTACCCTATGGCAAAATCTGATAAAAAAACCAAACCGACCTCGCGTGAGGACCTCCTCTCGAAGGCCCGCGAGTGGTATCCGGACCGCACCTTCCCCGATATCGGAGCGGAAGCCGGAGAAGGAATGTCCGACCTTGACGATGCCATCAAGGAGAAGCTGGAGGACTACGCCAGCAGACAGGCGAAGTATGACGAGAACAATTCCCGTCTTTCCCAGCTCATGATGAGCGACCCGTCCGCTGCGGAGTTCGTTCAGCGTTGGCTGGAGACGGGCGACCCCCGTACCGCCCTCGTTGAGACCTTCGGTGACGACCTCGGCATGACCGAGGAAGGAAAGGCGAACTTCAAGGGCCAGCTCGAAGGCTGGCGCGAGCGCAAGAAGGCGAACGACGCTCTCAATGCCGAGGCCGAGGCCAACTGGCAGGCATCTCTCGCCGCCCTGGACGAGTGGGGCGACGCGAAGGGCCTCACCATGGAGCAGAAACGCGATGTGATGATGCGCCTGCTCGCCATCACCTTCAACGGCATGGAGAACAAGTACGGCGCGGAGGACTTCGACCTCGCCCTGAACGCCATCAACCATGACAACGATGTCGCGTCCGCACGGGCAGAAGGAGAGGTCGCTGGCCGTAACGCCAAGATCGAGGCGGCGCGGAGAGACCGAAACGCTGCCGTGGCCATGCCTCCTGCACCCATGGGAGGTCAGGGCGGCACGACACGCGAACGCCGTCCGAAACCTGCGAACGAAAGTCCGTGGGCCGGAATCAAGTAGAACACTCATAAATCTTATCTATATGGGCACTATCAATTTCCTCAGAACCCACAAGATGAGCGTGCTGTCATCGCTGCTTGTGGTCGCCGCAGCTCTGCTGGGAGCAGACCTCGGTTTTGCAATGGCAGTTGATCCGGTGGAGCTTGCCGACCCTGGCAACCCCTCGGACAATATGAAGAACTACGATGCTTCCACCAACCCGACAGGCCGTCCGGCTGACGAGGCTCTCCAGACCGACGAGCAGGGTGGAAAGACCCAGCTCCAGGGCAAGGCGGCCACCGCCACCGATGTCCGCGATGCCGGCCTTGAAGCGGAGGACTACGACAAGGATGTGGACGAGTTCCGTCCTTTCGCGTTCCCTATCGAGACCTACATCGCCCGTCAGTGCCGCCCCGTCAAGGTCAATTCCCCTGTCCATGGTCACTGGCGCACCGGCTCCACCGACCTCGATGCCGTGTTCAACGGTGCGGGTGACACCCCCGGCGATGTCGCCATCACCGCTGGCAGCAACACCAGCAAGACCATCGGCGGTTCCAGCGTCGTCGTGTTCAACTATCAGACCAATGTCCTGAAGCTCCCTGCCGCCTCCTTCGACAATCCG